AAATTTCCTTTTTGAAAAAGTAATAAAGGAATTATATTTTTTATATTATCTATCATATTAAAAAAAAGTTAAGAGATAAGAAGATAGTTTATACCCCACAAAGGCACCTAGTGCTGAAGGATATGGAAACACAACTAATTTACCTAAATCTGTTACATACTTTGGTCTATTAATTATTCTACTTAAAAAAGTGTAATAGACAACATAAGACACCAAGACAGCAATATCAGATTTAGTAGAAACAAACACTATTATTATAGAGCCAAGAAAGCCCCAAAAAAAGTTGTCTCTAACTCCTTCCCATATTTCCTGTCTTGTAGCGTCTTTATATTCTTTTACAATCCTATTTAGTGGTTGTGGTTTTTTCATCTTTTGGAGCTTTTGGTTTAGCGGATTGTTTTTTCTTACAATTATCTAAAGCAACCTGAAGTTTATCTATTTGTTTCAAAGTGTCTTCTGAAAATTTAAGAGTGTCTACCCATAAGTCTCCATTTTCTTTTTCTAACTTTCTATTATCTTTAATAAGAATATAAAGAGGTAATAGCGTAAATAAGTTAGTAATTAATAATGTGCATTCAAGTGATGTCATAATAAATAATTTTAAATTTATGCAAAGATAATATAATTTTTTTAAACTATATGAATTTTTTTATAATTTATTATTTTTATTTGATATACAAATTTTGCATTCTGTTCTATATTGATTCCTATCATTTCTAAAATAAAAAGATTTTACATCTAACTCTTTAAAGCAAACACGACATATTTTTCTAACTAAAATACCATTATCAAATATATCAAATATCTCAGACCTTTTAATTCTAGAATTTCTTGAGTAAGTTCCTATTCCCCAGTCAATATTAACACCTTTATCATACGCTATTTTTCTACTTTCAGAAACTGTTGTAATTATTATATTTTCTAGTCTATTATCCTTTTTATTTTTATTTTTTCTACAATATTGATAACCATCTTTTTTTTCACCTAGAAAAGCCTCACCAACCAATGCTAAAACCCTTTTTGTTTTTTTGCCATACTCATTAGCAAATTTTAATGTTGGTTCGCCACATGACCCTATAGTTTGCTTTAATATTTTAGTTTTTATAATATAACCTTTAGTACAATACCTTTCTTCACTCCTTATTCTTCCATAATTAGAAACAGAGTAGTATCCGTCATACCCAATACAATCACGCCATTCCTCATGCGGTAAATTAACTAACGATAAATTAAGGTATGGCAAAGTTTCATTTTTAAATTGGTTCATTTTTTTTAATTTAATTTGTTAATAATTTATTTTTTAGTTGGCTTTTAATCCAATCTCCAAATATTTTATTTCCTTCTGTATTTAAATGTACATTATCACTCAAATGTTTAGGTAATAAATAAGGGCACATAGGCACAATTCTAGCTCCTTTAATTTCTGTAGCTATTTTGGTTTGTAAATCTCTCCATTCATTTGCTTTAGCTTTATTAGGTTGTATGAGAGGATTATACCCTATGATAACAATCATATTTCCTCCATACTTTCTAACAGTGTCAACAGCCCTTTGAATATTATTTAACGTAACTCTTTGATTAACACCACCATAAACATCATTGACACCTCCATAAAATATAACATGCTTATAACCTTTGATTTCTTTTTTATGTTCATTGATGACATTTAACATATACGAAGTGGATTTCCCAACTTTAGATAAGTTAGTTACATTTGAATTGATGTGTGTTTGGTATCCTCCTGGATATAAACTTAAACTGTCTCCCACTAATAAAACCTTTATTAGCATCATTATAAATAAACTCATATATTATCAATTAAAAATTCATCTAAAATATTCCTATTTAAAAACTCTGAAATATGTAATGTTGAAGATGTATCTCTATCCTCTCCAGGAATAGTGAAAGAAACCATTAAACCATCAGGTCCTATAAAATGATTGTCTATATAATCTTCGGCTAATAACCAAGCTAACAAAGTATCAAAACTAAAAGCAGTTTCTACTTCTAAATCTTCATTAAGCTCTTCTTTAAATATTGAATAGTTAATAAATATTTGTTCAGTGTTAAAATATAATTTATAATTCTCTATTTCGTAATTTTTCATGTTATTTAAAGTTTATTAGTTATACCCCCGTCGAGCCATAGCCTCCTGTTCCCCTTTCAGAATCTGATAATTCATCAACAACTTTCCACTCCACTTCAGGAAAAGGAAGGATAATAAGTTGCCCTATTCTTTCTCCTAACAAATATATTTGTTGATTCTTCACCTCATCAGTTTGTAAGAAGTATTGGTAATTAGGTTTAAATTTAAGCATAATCTCTCCTCTATAGCCTGAATCAATTACTCCCACTGAGTTTGTTAACATTAAAGATTTCTTAGCATTGGATGACCTTGGGAATATTAATCCCATAAATCCTTCAGGAATTTCTATAGCTAATCCTGTTTTATAAACATAACATCCTGAAGCATCTAATTCTACTTCTGTACAAGTTAGGTCCATTCCAGCGTCACCAGGCTTACTATAAACTGGTAATTCAGCAAATTCATTCAATTTTTTAATTTTTACTATCATATTGTTTTAATTTAAAGTGCAAATATAATTATTTTTTTACAAAAAACTTATTTAAAAATCTAAAAACTTCTTTTTTATTTAAAGTCCAATTTAAATCTCTTAATTCTTCAAAGTCTTTTCCATAATAAAAGAAATCTTTCTCGTCAATAATAGTGGCACCTCCAAGCATTTCTTCTGCTTGAAATATAAGAGAATAATTTGCTTCTGCTTCTGCAATAATAATTTTTAAAATACTTTCATCTCTATCTATTCTATGTATGAATAATCTTTCATTTTCTTCAAATTCATATTCTTTCCATTCTTCATTATATACATCAGGTTTAGAAAGATAGTTTATAATATATCCTAATTCTTTCTCTGCACACAACATCTGTGTTTGTGATTGTAGCCAATATTTTCTAGGAAGGGTTTCATTTTGTTTATGAAAGTTTAATATAGAAAACTGGCATTTAACATCAGCTACAAAATCATCTGCTAATATATCAGGTGTAGCCACTAAACATTCTCCATAAGGCATAGATGAATCCCACCATTCACAATCTCCTTTATATTTTCTAAATATCTCAAAGGCATCAAATTGATTGGCTATCCCATGCTTCATTTCTTTTGTGTTTAAGTCTCTTCTAAAACCTAAAGCTTCAGCTCCTAAATCATAGATGTATTTAAGTTTGCTTTTACCTTTACCCTTTGCTAATAATTCAGATATTCTTGATGCTGAAAATCTCCTCAACCTAATCTCATCCATGATTATAATTTGAAATATGTTTTTAAATTGTTAAATAGCTTTCCATCTGTTTCTGTTACAAAAGGAATAAGTTTTTTAAATCTTAGATATAGTATAATAATTGCAGAAGGAAATTCCTTTTTAAGTTTATCAAATTCCATCTCATCTAATAGCTTATCAAAACGAGTGTGCTCATCAAGTGTTAAATAGATGTAGTTATCAAAATGACCTTGCACAGATTTATAAGTTCTTTTAGGAAGTATGTGACATATATTAGTTCTATTGGGTTCATAAATAGGAACACCACTTTCTTCACTCTTTCTACACTTTGAAATATGATAGGTGAAATATACATCTCTTATATCAGACTGTTCCTTTTTTTCAATCCTTTTCTTTGGACTAATCTTAGGAATCTTATAATCTTTAGAAGCACATTGTTTACACCTTTTTTTAGAAAACCAGGGTTGGTCTTCCCTACCACAAGATATACACTTTTTGTTTTTAACAGGAATCATATTAAACTATATTTTTTTAATAGTGAGTCTATATCCTCTGCTTTTAAGTAAGTGAAAATAAAATAATTGGTATCTAAAGGTAATAAAGTTGCAGCAGAAACTTCTCCATAAAACGCATTCTCTAAATGATTAAATCTCTTACTTACAAAAAAATGCATCTTATTGTTTTGTAATAAAGTCATTATATCTGAAAAAGTTTTATCTGTCTGCATTCTTCTAGGAGACTTTTCTACCTCTAATTCATGTAAAACTACAGAAGTTGCTAAATCTTTAGCATCTAATAATAAAGCTAACTTGGTTTGCTTATCTAATTGGGATGTGTTAAAGTGCATAAGTTTCTATTTCTTGGTTAATTAATTCATTGACATCAACATCATTAAATTCTGTACAATCTTTCATCAGTTGTAAGAACTCTTCTAAGTCATCTTTATGGATTGCAAATCTCTTAGCACTAAATGAGGAATAAGGAGTGCAGGTTTCATCTAATGTTATCTCTGCTAACTCAAATGCCATTGTTTTAGAAGGTATGGAATAATACACCCATATAATTGTGTATTCCTCATTCTCCTTTATCCATTTTTCTACAGGAATTTCTTTTGGTCTTTCTTTATCATTTATACAAATAGCTCTACACATAATTATAATTTTTAAATACCAAAACCCATATCCACCATCTTCTTAAAAGCTAAAGATGTATCTCCATCACATTCCATTTCTATAAATATATCAGAAGCTGTATATCCTCTATTCACATCAAAAAAAGTAGATGTAGAAAAACAATTAAAGATTCTTGACTCTGTATCAAACAAAGCACTGCTTTTAGATTTTGGTGAACCTGCTCTTCTAAGTCTAACACTCTTACCTCCAATACTTCTAATTTCTTCCCAACCATTCTGTACAAGATAATGCACAACATCAAATCTTTTATTAAAGTCTTCAAAAGGATTAGAAGTCCAATCTTTATATTTCTCCACTCTAATATCTTTCTTAACTTCCACCACTTCATTAAACTCTCTTGCAGTTTCCATTATGGTGTCATATTCTTCTTCTGTGATTTTCTTTAAACTTCCATATATGAATTCATATCCAGGACTCGGTGCTATTACAACATATCCTCCTGAAGTATTTTCATCTCCGCCTCTTGTTTCAAATAACACTCTTGTCTTATCATGAGTGGCTATTTTTAAAGCCATATCTCTTTTTTTAGGATTGTTAAAGTTCTCCATATAAGTGATATGCTTTTCATCAGCAGTGGTGTATCGAGAAGCTAACTTTTGATTAGGTTCTATTTTATCACATGTGAATAAGAAATGAAATCCCTTATTCTTTGTTTTTTGGACATACATTTTTTTCAATAATTCTTGTGGTAGGCTTCTTTTAAATCTTTCAAATAAGTCCCCTGATAAGTCATATTTCATATCAGCGTCAAATCCTGTCACTTTCTTTTTACCTCCACATAATAAGGCAATACCCCAACAATTTTTAAAGTGGATTTCACACTCTTCATCTGTCATAGGTCTTTTTTGGAAACATGTCCAATCTTTTAGTGCAGGAGTTTTATCACTTGTTACTGGAATTACACTGAATCCCTCTCCTGAATATTCTTTTGCTAAATCTATGTAATTCATTTTCTTAAAATTAAAAAGGGTGTACATTATTATACACCCTCGTGCTAAACTAAAAACTAATTAAAAAGGTAAATTTTCATCAAAGTCATTTGCTTGAGGTAAAGGAATAGCATTTACAGGAGCATATATAAAATTCTCTTGTATTGGTGCTACATTACCATAGAAAGATGTATATTGAGAGTTTAGTGCCTCAATAATAGGATTAAGATTTTTAGACATAGAGTTTAAAAACATCTTATTATAAACAGCTGACTCTAAATAATTGTTTTGTGATAACACTCCAATATAAGCTTTCACTGTTCTGTCCTTACTGACAGCTCTTTCTATTTCAGAATAATCTTCTGCTAAAAGACTCATTATATTAATAAAGTTATCAGGATATTCTCCTGTTTTCATTTTTAATAAATCTACTTTCCAAGATAACAATTTAGATAAAAAATTTGCTAATATCTCCTCTCCTACAAATGATGGTCTGAAATTTTTTGAATAAATATGTTTTGGTAGTTTTTCTAAGTTATAAGAAGTGAGTCCTTGACCATTAATATATTTTTGCTTTCCTGATTTAGAAATATCTTTTCTATCCTCAATCCAAAAACTCACTTTTGTTTTAGCATTATTACCTTCAGGAAGTGTACCAAAAATGTCAAGTCTAATCTTATCTACTCCATCTTTCTCAAATACATATTTAGGGTCATACTTCAATTCTTTACCTAAAAAAGAACCTAACTCCTTTTTATTTGGATTCACAATCATTGGTTTGAAATCTGTGATTCCATAATACATTTTTACTTCTTTCATGTTTTTATTTTTTGTTTGTTAATGAATTTTTTTTCTTTGTGAACAATTCTTTTATCTCAGTGGTAAGATTTTCTTGGTCATCAAATAGTTTTTTTAACTCTGCTGTAGTTTTACATTTATCCACTTGTTGTTCTAATGTAAGAATTTCATCACTTTTATTAGATTTAGCTTCTTCTGTAGCACCAACAGGTAAATCCTCTCCTGCATAGATGTAGTGTCCTAAACCAAACATTGCTAAATTCTTTGTTAAACATCTCATAATTGCTGTATTGATGTCAAACATTGAAGCAGGTTCCACAGACTTCTCTCCAAATCTTGTAGTGATTTTATATCCTACATTTTTTTGTGCTTTGTTAGCTCCATCCATTACAGGCAAGTTCATTGGAATAGTTTCTCCATCAATAGTAACTTCTGTTGTTACCAAATAACCTAAATTCTCATCAAATAGATAAGGTCTTCCATCATAAGAGATAACTTTGTAATTAGCATCAGGATAAGTTTCTTTTAAGACTCCCCAAGCGTGAGCCCAAGATAGATAAGTTAATCCATTCTTTTTTTCTGTAAACTTGTTACAGTCTATGGCAGATAATACTTGCCAAGTTGATTTTTTTTCCATTTTAATTAATTTAATTAGTTAATAATTTAATGCAAAAATAATGCATTTTTTTTTATTTTAATATATTATTTTAAAAAATTACCCCATTGAGTTGCAAAAGCCTCTGCCATACCTGGAAATGTTTTACTTCTTAATGTTTGTCTTTCTTCTTTAGTTTTAGCATTTTTTAAAGCATCTGCATACCATTTTGGATGAGATTTACCTGAAGAAAAAACTGTTCTTTCTCCTTTTCCTACAATATTTGTAGGTTGTAAAAGAGGAAGATTTTTTAACCATAAACAAGTGGTTTTTGTAGCTTCATCTCCGAACATATATGGTTGTACAATTTGATTAGGTTTTTGCCATCTACTACTTAATAATCCAACAGGGTTTTCTATTGCAACATGTTCAATATCAGAATTATATAATGCTTTTACAAATTCAACACTATCTAACATATCTTGTCTTCTGTTCGGATATTTAGGATTAGGTCTTCTTTCATCAAAAGGTAAATGTTTATCTTCAGGATGAGAGAGCCATTGAACCCCACTACCTGTTAAATATGTACAAGGAGGATGAGCTACCATTAAATCAAATTTTGGTTCTCTTTTTATTACTTCAAATATATCCTCTTGAAAATGCCATTCTGGATGCCCCCCACTACAAGGTAGTAAATCACAAGAAAAAGCCTCATGTCCTAATTTTCTAAATGCTTTTGTGGTTGCTTGACTTTCTTCACAAGCTATTAATATTCTTGCCATAATTTAATTATTTATTTTAATATATTATTTTTTAATACTAAGTATTTATCTAATTCCACTGAATCAGGAGCAGGAAGTTTTTCAAATAAAAATCCTTTAGGATTAAAGAATAGAGGTTCTTTTGTTCCTGTTCTACCAAATCTATTTTTACAAATATTTAATGTTCTATAACAATCTTCCAATCCTTCATTTACACTATTAGAAAGAACTTGGTATCTTGAATCTGTAGATATGTTATGTTTCATAGGACTATACAATCCTATTATAACTTGATATGACCTTGCCACTTTAATATTATCTCCTAACTTTTGTGGCTCTGGCTCTAACTTCCCTGCTTTAAAGTGGTTCAAATCTCCTGCTGCCATTTGTTGTTGTTGCACACAGCATACATGCCAATTCCAATGCTTTGTCATTTGCTTTCTTGCGTAAGAGTTCACCATTTTATCTATACATCCTGATAAATCTAATACAGTTCCCAACTCAGTTTTTTCAGGCTCTAAAATGTTTACGTTATCTATAACCACTGCAACTATTTCATTTGGATTATGTGGCTCATAGTGGCTATATCTTTCTTCTGTTTTTCCGTTAGGTAATGTAATTTCTTTTGTTACATGTACACCTCTTTCTTGAGCAATTTTTCTACATTCTTTATATATTCCTGTAGGATTAGATGTCATCTCATCAAAGTGTACAAAACTTTTTACTAAATTATAAAAATCTTGTACTACATCTGACTCTATCAATCTAATAATTTGAGGGTCTAATGGGTCTATTCTTGACAACAAATCATCTTGTTTAAGATAGACTTGAAAGTATTTAGATAGAGCATATTGAATTACACTAATGTTAAACTCTTCTATAGATTCCTCTAAACCAAACCAAATACATTTATAATCTAATTTAATGTGTTCAGGAAGAGATAGCATATAATCTGCCACACTAAATATATATAAATATTTACTAATTGATGTTTTTCCCACAGAAGTTTCTGCAGTTACACAAACTAATTGTCCTGGACCTATACCACTATATGCAGTTCTTGAGCCTAAAAAAGGGAAAGGAATACAATTTATATTTCCTTTTACGAGATTGTCTCTCTTTGTTCTTATTGTTTCTAAAATTTCCATTATACTAATTTACTATAACTAATTGATTGTGAAGGGTTATTCATGTCTGAAATGATGTCTAATAATAAACTTGCACCATTCTTTTCTATAAAGTATTGAGCATCTGATGAATACATAATTCTATTCTCTAATGCACATTGTTTATGATAGTAGTCCACTGCCTCTAAAATTACATCCAAATTCACTTTATATTTCTGCATAAAAGTTTGCAGTTTAGATTTAACTTTTTGTTTTGGACTAAATGCCACTTTGTTAATACCTAAATAATTGGCAGTGAATTTATTATAATAACTTTCAAAATCTTCTTGTGACATTTCTTTTTTATATTCTTTGCCATTTAAGATTGCAATTGCTTTTTCTGTCAACTCAAAGTTGTCTAAAGATTCATCTGTAATATTTGTAGAGGAATACATAATAAGATTTTCATCTATTAAAGTTTTTGGAAACTTAAACTTTTTGCTTTTCAGAATAATCATTCCTAATTCTTCGTGTGTCATATTAATTTATTTTATAATTTTTCTATTTCTTTTTTTACTTTAATATAGTAACCATAATTAAATTCACTACTATCACAATTTATTTCTGTAGGATTAGATTTAAGTATCTCATCTACTGCTATTACAGCACATTTTTTTCCTTCTATAAAACTTTTAGATGCAATTGAAAATTTGTGATATAATTCCTTTGCTTTTTCTGTAGGTGACATATTATTTATTTTTATTTTGTTTATAATCTATAAAAAATCCTATTGCTACAATTATATTCATTCCACAAGATGCAAATATTTCATGTATGTCCTCGTAAATATTAGTCATAAGATGAATATGTCCCAATGTCCAAAATGGAATAGCTAAATTTTGTGAAATCCAAATAATTAAAAATCTTAAAAAATTCATATTTATTCTTTTTTACTTTTTCTTTCTGCTTGGGTTTTTCTATTATGACATGTGTCACATAAAATCTGAAGTCCATCCACCTCTATAAATAATCTCTCAACAAATCCTGGCAGGTCATTTGCACAAGATAATGCTCCACAAGGTATTATATGGTCAACAGCAATTTGCTTATCAGGAAACCATCCTTTACATTCAGCACATTGATACTCAAACTTCTGTCTTTTATTTGCACCTTTATAAGCTCTTTTACCATTTGCTTTACACAAAGATATTGGCTTCCACCATCTTGACTTCTGTCTTAATGCACTTCTAATAAATCCCCAAAACTGGCTCTCTGTCATAGTGGCATTATTCCTTGTCTTAATAACTTTTGTTTTTCTCTTTGCCATAATTAATTTTTTTGCAAATATACAAAGTTTATTTTGCCAAAGCCCAATTTTTTTCTGCATTAGCATCTGCTTTCATCTTTAATATAGGATTTGTTAAGAAAGCATTTCCACCCTTAATCATACTATTCTCTAATACTTTAAGATATTGTGGTACTAATTCTTCTTCCACTTCTAAAAATATTTCATCGTGGATAACATTAGCAATCCTTGCTTTCCAATAATGATTATTCTTTTCTATTTCTTCAAACAATAACACTGTAGCATATTTAGTTTGATGAGCCGCAGTTCCTTGTGTAGGAGCATTTAAACACAATCTAAAATATTCTGACTTTCTACTAAAATATTCTGATATTCTATTTTTATTTTCTGTATATAAATTATAAGAAGGGTAGTCCATTATTCTGTATATATCTCCTGCTTCTTTTGCCATTTTATTTGCTTGATATTCTCTCTTTCCAATTCTATATGCTTCCCAAAAATGACTTGGAAGATTTTTAATAAACTCATGTAATGGCTGAAACTTATCATAGAATGGCAATCTTAATTTAAACCCATAGGCATATTCAATATATCCTAATTCAATAGATTCCTCTAATTTGTTTTCTCCATAAGCATAAATTCCTGAATGTAATTGTTTAAACAATTTTTCTATTCTCATTCCTTCCTCTACAGACATTCCCTCATTCATTGCTAATGTATATCCAGTGCCACCAAATTGGAAACAAAATCTTGGGGCTTTAGATGCATTCCTTTTGCTCTTATGGTCTTTCTTAATTTCATCATCAGAAAGATTTTCTAATTCAGGAAATAACACTCTTGCAAAAGCACAATGTAAATCAAGTCCATCTACAATAGATTGTATCATAGCTTCATCTCCCGTAATATCTGCACCTACAACAGTTTCTTGTCCTTCATAATCTGCTACAATAGCTTTAAACCCTTCATTTGCCTCAAAACATTCTCTTGTTTCTTTTTGTGCAGGGAAGTTTAAGAAATTTATTTCTCCCTTTCTTGATGCAATTCTTGCCGTATCTAATATAGGTTTAAACTTTGTATAAATTCTACCATCTTCTATTTTATTTAAAATACCTTCTCCAAAAGTAGTTACATTATGCTCCGACTCTTTAAAACTAAACCAAAGTTTTACAAATGGATGCGAAGATTTAGATAAAACAGATTTATCAAGACTTTCTTTAACTTCATGTTTATCAACCACTTCTACATTTATTCCAAAATCTTTAAATACAGGTATCATTTGTTTAGATGAAGAAAGTAAACAAGTAACCTTTTTAGATGAATCAAACATATCTAACTGAGTGTGTCTATATTTAGGTAGGTTATCATAAATATATTCAATCACTATTCTTTCTGCTTCTTTATATTTTTTATAGTCATTATCCATTTTGTTTTGCCACTTTTCTTTTGAAAGAGGAAGTCCACAAAGTTCCATATAAGTTAATGCTCTAATATGTTTACAATGAAGTAGATATGTTTCAATTGCCTCATACTCTGTCAATAAATCTATATATTTATTGTGTAAGTCTAATAATCTATCAACGTCATTAAAACAATATTTAATTGTAGAAGGCTGAGATAGTTGCACTGTGGCTATATTTGCTTGTTCTGTCTTATCATAATAGATTTCCATTTCTCTCTCCATACATTCTTTAAATGAATGTCTTATGTAAGATGCTCCATTATAATAAATCATAGAGGCTAACATGGTATCAAATACATTTTTAATAAAATACCCCGAAGTGAAGAAAAAACTCAAATCAAATGCAGAGTTATGGAACACCATTTTTCTGTCTATAAAATAAGGCATCACTTCTTCTAATGTATATCTCAAAGATTCATCACTATGTCTTTGTAAATCAATTAGATAGTTGTCTTTCCCAGTGCCAATTTGAATAGCAAAAATATAACCATCTTTAGGGGATAGTGAAGTTGTCTCTGTATCCACTGCAATAACTTCAGGTAAAGTCATATTATCTAAGAAAGCATAGGTGTAATTTCCTATATTCTCAAAAAACTTTCTATTCTTTGTTATTATGTAATTTGCCATTTTATTATTTTTAGTTAAGATATTCCATTAATCTTTCATAGACATAATCTGTGTTATTATTAAGATGATATAGTTCTTCTTCTGTCATCTCTGCTCCATTATAGGTTGCTCTTATAACATAAGCATCACAATAGTCAGGGTGGTCTTTATAATCAATACCATCAAATTCAATGTCAGTAATTAATTTGTAATCTAATTTCATATTATTTATTTTTATATTTCTTTAAAGTCATTTAAAATTAGGGCATCTAATCTCGTCAATGCTTCATCTAACATTTTTCTTCCCTCTTCCATTTCTTGTGATGATATAGGATAAACTAAAGGAGTTTCAGGCTTTTGTGAGTTACACACCACCCAATAAAACTTATTAATACTATATTCACAAGACTTTTCTTTATCTCTATAATCCTCAATAGCCATTAAATATATAACTGCTTGTAAATGATATAGATATTTAGATATTGAGTCAGGGAAGTTGCCAGGAAAACTACTTGATTTTAAGTCTGTTACGGTTATAATTTTAAAGTCATCATCTATTTGTACATAATCTGCTTTAATAAAGATGTTAAATCCTCTATAATTAAATGTATGCTCGAATTGTGGGATACCTTGTGTCAATAATAGTTTAGACTCTGCATCTTCTAAAATAGATTTACCTATTGCCACTCCTAAATCATAGTTGGCTTTTAAGAATTTATCTCTTGGGTCTTTAGCGTATTCTATATATTCAGGATATTCTAAAATAGTGTCCAACATTTTTTGGTAATTCTTAGACTTTACATCAAGAGCAAAACACGCTTCCTCCACTGACTCTAAATTAATTTCTTTATTCTCTTGGAATATCCACTCAATTACAGACTTTGGCTGAGGTTTTGGTATTGCAATATCTAAAATAGTTTCTGTAAACTCTTCTCCAAAAACCACTTTATCAATAATAGTACCTTTTTCTAAATACTGATTTCTTTTGTAAACTGGATTTAAGAACCCCTCTACACCTTCTTTGATTAATCTTACTATGGAAGAGTAGCTTAATCTATTTGTTTCTTTGTTGAACATAATTATTTATTTACGAAATTTAAAAAATTCTCAAAGTCTTTTGTCTCTAAAATCTCGTCATAATGTAATGTACTATGCACAACATCATCTAAATATACTTCTTCAAAAGTAACATAAGGAATATTATAATTCACTATAAGGTGTGTGTCTTTCATAAACTCTAATACATCTTCTAAATCAAAGTCTCTCACTTCTAAAACATCATCAATATAATAACTTAATATTACTCTATAATCTTCATTATCTTGTATGTGTTGATAAGAATTTAACTCAATATATTTTTCTTTTTTCATAATTTTATATTTTAATTTTTGTATAAGACTGCCTAAAACCCTACAACTTGCTCTTTCTCTTAAAATGAACTAAAATTTAATTAATTGTTTAAGGTTTGTAAGGTTTAGGCATCATCTTTAATAAAATTCAACATACCCATCACTATAATGAATTCTAATAACTGCTGGAGTTGAATAAATTATTTGTAAATTAATAACTTGGTTAGTTACATAGTCTTTAAGTTTATAAAGATTATAAACATAGCCCCCCACTGTTCTATCTGTAACTATAGGACTCTCTGATGTTGGATAATAATATTCATTTGACCCATTAACATAACAAATCCTTAAAAACTTTTCACAAGTTTCATTATAATATAATTCTATATTACCATTTCTATATTCTTTTGGTCTGCCATCTGTGTAGTATGTCACATTTTGTGTACTTTGGTATTTCCATCCACAACCTTTATTGCTAAACTGGGAATAACTTACATTTGCTAATATAACTAATACTATTAATAATAACTTTTTCATAACTTTATTTTTTTTTGTATAAGACTGCATAAAACTCTGCAATATATAAATTGTTAACTTTGGACTATAAATTAATTTATTGTTTAAGTGTGTTTGCAAAGTTTTATACATCATCTTTTGGATTGCAAATATAAGTAATTTAATCTACATCCTGATAAATATCTATCAATCTAATTTTATCTTTAAATTTATCTAAACCATTGTAAACCCATTTTTCTTCAATAGTACCTCTGCCTACAAAGAAATATATGTGACTCACTTCTTCAACTGTTAGTCTGCAGAACCTTCCAATAAGCTGAATCTTAGAGGATTGTGAACTTTCTATACCCATAACCATTCCGTATTTTAGATTTGGTATACTTACGGATTCTTTTAGCATTCCTACGTTAGTTAGTTTACCACACGATGAGTCATAAAATTCTTTATAGTTTGCTTCTTTTTCTTTTTTAGGAAGTTTAGAGTTGTATTGTAGCACTGGTATATTCTTGGCTTGGTCAATAGAACCTGCATAAATTAATAATTTCTCATCTTTAAATTTTGTATTTATTAAATCATTTACCAATTTAACTTTACACTCTAAATTGTTTAAGAAAACTTTTAATTTACTCAATGCAGGGCTATATGCTGAATTTGAATCACACATTTGATATTTATTATACAAATAGGTGTACATTTTATGCTCTTGCAAACTCATACTATGTCTAACAATAGTGATACCAAAGTTATTTAAGAATTGATTATCTACTGCATCATTTAATAAATATGTGTAACTAATAGGAAGAATAGAATAAATCTCGTGGTCTTCTATTGGAGTACCCGTTAATCCTAATATTTCTACATCAGGGTTAATCTCGATAAGTTTTTGTAAAAAGTGGTACACTAAACTTGCTTCCTTGTGTGCTTCATCATAGATAATTAAATCATAATGCTCAATATAATTCAGAAGAGATTTATTACATATCATATCAATATTTGTTTCATCACAATCCCACTTCTTCAATTCATCTTTTAAGTTATTGATATAGACATTTCTTGCACCAGTAAATAAGACCTTTGCGTCAGGTTTTCTTTCTCTCAAAGCCTTAACTCTATCAATTGCTATTTTAGTCTTACCCATACCTACTGATAATCCTATAATACTTTTACAACCAATAGCAACGTGGGCATCAATGGCTTCTTGCTGAATTTTATTTTTATTCCTCATCTTAAATATAATAATTACAATCTTCTTTATCTACAATAGTTTGTCCTTCACTAAAATCTGAAACTGACATTGTTTGATTATTTTTTATTCCGTATAAATAACTTTGGAGTCTAAAACAATCATTAGCAGGACATTGCACAAAATTGCATCTCGAATACTCATTTGGTAATAAATATGGTGGCTTGATTGTAACTACAACTCCTTCGCCTCCCTCTGCACATTTTTCAATTTTCTTTGTCATTTTATGTTATTTTTAATTTGGTTTAATTCTTTTTTAAGTTTGTGTATATTATCTAAATAGATGTTTAATGTGTCTATCAATACAATTCTTTGATTTTCAGTTAAACATAAGCCATCTTTGATAGTTATTATTTCCTCTCCAACTTTAATATGGAAAGTTTGTGGCATCAACATTTTTCTAATAGGTATCATTGTTTACACTTTTTTGATTATCCGAAAAGTTAAATATCATAAAGTTATTTGAATGTAATTTTTCAAACAAATCACAAATAAAATCTATAGACTTATCGGTGTTTAATGCGTGGATAAATATATCATAATACGTTAATAATACATTTTCTTTACGGAATAGGTAACATTTGTTAGCAAAACAATGAGGGATTTTTAATCCAAAAACTACACATAGTTTGCCTGAAAGTAAATGTTCACACAATTTTTCTTCTGTTGAAAAGGAATATTCTTTATACTTAAATCCTTCTTCTATTTCTACTAATTTGTACATTCTGTTAAAATTATTTGTTTAGTTAATATATCTCTTATGTAATTTGAAACACTTATGTTTTTCTCTTTGGCTTGTTTTACCAATAGAGTATATAACTCCGTTTCTATTCTAAAATTAATTACTTTGTCTTTTGTCATAATTTGTTTTATTTAATGTAAGATAATTTTGGTACGTTGTATGTGATAACTCCACCACAATATTCATTATGTACACGTTCCCAATTTCCATATTTGTCATATAAGTAATTGAGATATATACACATAACTTCAACTTGTTGTGCTTCATTCATTCTTCCAGGAAGATTAAGTCCTCCTTTTTTACACATTGCTTTCCACGTTTCATCTATAAACTGAAACATACCTTTGGCTGATGAACTACTATTTTTTGCTGTGTGGTCTAATCTCGACTCTTTAAATGCTTTATACCATACTAAATTATGTGGCACTTTGTAGGCATTGATTAAGTCTCTATACTTAAAGTATAAATGTTTCAATTTACTTTCTTCTTTTGGTGTTGGGTCAATATAGTTTCCTAAACTCTCTCGAAAAGAAATATATTCTGCTTCTTTATCTTTTGGTTTATTTTGTAATACGTTTATAATTTTACTTTGTTTCTTTGTGTAATTTTCTAACTTATAAATGATATTACTTTTAGATATTGTTGAAGTTAAAATCATAAACAAAATTGCTAATAAAATTACGATTACAAATATAAGTCTTTTCCAAGTATTGTTTGGCTCAAATTGTAGCGTCTTTGGGTTATAAGAATACATAATTAAAAGTTTAATGTGTTATAAATATCTTGCAATTGATTTTTGATAAGATAGTTTTTAATTTCTTTTTCTATCTTTTGCTTGTCTTTAATTTCCTTTTCTTTGAAGTTAGATAGGTTAAATGTTGCTTGTGGATAATGAGAAGTTAATAATCTATTCTTAAATTCAAAGATAAAATTGTTAAGCAATACTGCTTGGCTATTATAAGATTGAAATAATTTCATAATGTTAAAAATTTGGGTGTGGGTTAAGGTCTATTGGGTTAAATACTTTGTTAATCTCGGACTCGTAGAAGTCAAAATAAGAGTTAAATCTTTCTTGGATTTCTTCTGTGTACTCATCTGTACCCTCTACAAACATTTCATCTTCATTCATACAAATATCTCCACTTTCATAAAATGTTCTATCGTGTGCTAAATTTTTTGCTAATGTTAAAATTTGTTGTTTTAAAGTTATCATATTAATTTATTTTAATTGTTAATAATAATATTGTTCACACAAGTTTTTGTAATGGTTAAAAATTCTATTGTATTTTATTTTAAATTTAGTGTTTAGTGTTGGATTATACTCTTTCTCTTCTATTTTTTTCTTCAACTCTAACATCTTTGCTAATGCTTTACTAACACTTTCTAATTTATTGGCTTGTAATTCTTTTTGTAATTGTTGTTTAAAAGTTTTATTTAACTTGGACACTTCAATCACTTCTTCATTTGACCTACAATCTTCCATTGCTTTTGTTTTATGTTTAAACATCATCACTTTATTGTCTCTACCAATTAACAATGATTTTGCTTCTTGATTATAAATAACAAATCTTTTCATTATATTAATTGAATACCTCTTAAATATTCTATTTCTATATCCATCAAGTCCGAAACTACATCTTGGTAGTGTAAACTATTCATAACTCTTCTTAAAAATTCATAAGCCATTTCATCGGAACATTCAAATCTCTTTTTTACTTCTTGTATATGTATGAGATTATCAACGTAAAATCCTGCTTCTTTTAATTCTGCTTTTGCTTTTTCTATATTATTCATAATCTTATTTTTGGTTGTTAATTGCTTCATCTATTGAATACCAAATTTGCTCCATTGTGGCTTCATTTGTCAATGCTTTTAGTAATATAGTTTGTGCAACATCATCATTGCAATTACAACTATCCTTTACATCTGAAACGTGCCAAAGGTTGTCTACAAAATATCCTGCTTCTTTTAATATTTGTTTTGCTTGTTCTATTGATATATTTGTCATAATGTTTAATTTTTTATTTTTTTTTATTTAACTAAATCTATAATTATATCTTCTATTTCGCCCTCTGTAATGTTATGTTCGGATAATAAATCTTCAAGGTTAACCAAAAGGGTGTCCATATCTTCTTGCATAGCCATTCTTAATGGAACTAAACCATTGCAATATTCCATAACGGCTTTTAATACTAAATCTCTTTTGTCTATTTCCATATTATTATCTATTTTTTTCAAATCCCATTTCTTTGGCTTCCATATCAATTACATCGAATATACTTTCCATTATGTAGTTATTTTCTAAAGCATTTTCAAGTATTTCAAATGCTTCTTCATCTGTGCAATTATAATTTTGTTTTAGATCGACTATGTGCCAAAGGTTTACTATTTGATAGCCGTGTTTTTCTAATACATTTAATGCTTGTTCT